CTAAAACTTATCATTACTAAAAAATCCTGATTGCATATTATCATTACCATAAACAGCTTGTCTATAACGTTTGTCTAGCTCTTCTGCTGTAGTATGGTCATCTCTTGTTTTTGGTAAGCTAACACACAAATACCGCAACGCATCTGCCATATGTGAGTGTATATCGTGCAACGGTCTGTCTTTGTACATCTGCCGTTTCGCGTCATACTCAGGACGATAGTTTTCTATAGCCCGCAAAAGAGTCTTGCAACGCTCATCTATAAATATTCTGTTAAATGTATTACGAACACAATCTATTCCGTCCATCAAACCAATATCATCTGCTATTGTAAAATTTAAACCCAGTTGACGCGCTGTCTCTAATCTTGTTATACCGCTAGAAAACTCATGCACTTTGATGTCATGGGGTGCTATGTGATAGCCGTACAAATATGGACGTTGCTGCACTATTTTGACGTAATGAGTCAATGCCTCACGCTCGCAAGAATATTCGTCTATGATGTAAATTTTGTTATTTATGGTTTGATAGAACAGTATACTCGTGCTGTCGCTATAACCTATGTCCCAAGATGTATTAACCTTAAACGTAGGATCGTATTCAAAACGCTGTACTCTGTCTTCGACTCTGGCCTTATCTAACTGTGCTGACCAGTATGAACCACTATCTACCCCAGCAAAACTACAATAATATTCTTGTTGTATTAAATCTGGTGTGGTTAAGCCCTCACTTAGCTCTTTATTAATCTCGTCTAGCTTAATGTGCTTTGTTTCATCAAGAGTAAGCTTTAAAGCAAACCAGTCTTTATGGTCTCGGGCTACCTGCCATAAGTCGTAAAGGTGATTAGCTTTACCCCGTGGTGTAGACACAAACAAACACCAGCCGCCGTTGTATGCCAATATGGGCTTGATTAGCTGGTAACATTTGCCGCCGTCTTGGAATATAGAATACTCGGTAAACACTACAGCATAAGCGTTAGAACCTACCAAGTTATTATAGTTTAAGGCACCTATAAGCTGGATAGTACTACCGTTAACAAAACGAATAAGTAGCTCTTGGCTATTCATAGAGCTAATTACTTGCGGTGGAATCAGGTCTAAAAACCTACGACCATCAGATAAAATACTGTTCCATATGATACGTTTAGCCATAGTATAGCTAGGCGCTATATAAAATATGTTACATGTCTTTTTCAAGGCTTGTCTGACACACAACCAGAAAGCGGCTACATCTTTACCGCTACGGCGTGGCATAATGGCAACAGCTTTGCGATAGCCTTTGTTTTCAATCGCGTCAATTATTAACTCTTGATACGGCTTTAGTTTGATTGAGTCTAGCTTGATGTTCATAATACCTTTCTAAAAGCAACCACATATTGCAGCTGCTATTGCATCGCTACTATCATACGATACAAATTTAGTTGCCGATGGGAATAAGTTTTTCACTCTGTCTTGTATCTGTTGTTTAGTAGCTTTTCCCGTGCCAGTTAGTATTTCTTTGATTTGACAGGGTGTAAAGTCTTGCACAGTCATGTTTTTTTGAGCAGCTGCTAGCAGTGCTATAGCACGTACAAAGCCTAGTTTCAAAAAAGTCTGAGCGTTGTGCTGTAAGAAAGAGGTTTCTATTGATAGATTAGTAATCTTGTGCTTGTCGATTAGCTCTATTATAGCGTTATAGATGGCTTCTAGCTTTTTATGCGTAGGGGTGCTAGCAGTCAACTTAAAGCTTACATACTCCAACAAGGATAGTTTATTTGCTTGTTTGCTGACTACTGCTAAGCCACATATTTGCAACCCTGGATCTACGCCAAGCGTAACGATCAACCGACAACCTTCAAGACAACTTTAGCAGGCATCTTGATATTGTGTTTTTCGCACAGCTTATCAAATGCTTGGCTTAGAGTTATGTTTTCTTTGTGAGCTACAAAGCTGATCACATCGCCACAAGTATGACAATCGAAACAATAATATACATTCTTTTTGGGGTTTACTGTAAAGTCTTTTAGTTTTTGACCTGTGCGGGGATGAAACGGGCAATAACCATAATAGAACCCCTCGTCTAATTCTAATGGCATGTATGACTTTATAACGTCTTCAATTTTTAACGATTTTTTAACGTGATTATAAGATTCAGAGTTCATTACTACCTCGCTTTAGCTGTTTTCTTTGCTACCCTTTTAGGCTGTTTGACAAACTGCTTACCTTGTCTAATGCCTTCTCGTTTAGCTCTTGTTGTAGCAGCATATTCTTGAGGTGTCAATTTTTTTATAGCCGCTTTAGGTAGGTATCTTTCGCCAGTGGCTTCCGCCCCCTGCGTGCTGGGTTTGCCTGAGCGTGTACGCCATTTTTCACCTGTCCATTTTGATAAGGACTTTTGCTTTTTGGTCTTACCGCCAGTATAGCCGCCTCCGGCCTTCTTGTACTCCAATGCAACCAGCTGCGCCTTACGAGCCGACCATTGTCCTGGCGCACCCCCTTTATTGCTCTCCATAATACGCTTTTTAATAGATTCGCGTAATTGTGGATTAGTGTAATTAGCCATAGTATCACTTCTTTGCCTTGTTACGTTTAGATATTGCCGCTGCCTTAGCCCTTGCGTCTGCTTTACTGCTGGCACCCCATGCCCTCAACGATAATAACAACCTAGTAGGCTCACCATTAGGCTTAAACTCTGGTCCAGCCATATTACCCATACGAGCTAAAAAAGATGCTCTGCGTGGATTGTCACCGCTTTTTACAGGTGGCTTTAGATTGCTGCCTTGCGCTTTGGCTGATGCTCTGCCCTTAGCATTAAGACCGCCACGGGGGTTCTTGCCTTCTGCTCGAGTCCAAGCAGGTGTTTTATAGCTTTTCATACGTCTCCTTTATTTTTTGTGCTATTGCTTTCACAACATTTACAGTAACGCTATTACCAAATTGTTTATATGCTTGAGTATCACTAACAGGTATTATAAAACTATCTGGATAACCTTGAAGTCTTGCACATTCTCTAGGTGTTAGTTTGCGAGGATTATTGTTTATTAAATAGGCACCAGTTTTAGCAGCCAAACCTCCGCCGTTAGCACATATTGTAGCGCTTGGCATTACTAAGTTTTCGTTTGCATCACATAACAAAGTACCTGTGTGTTCAGAATTTTCATCAAACAAGTTTAGATAGCGTTTGTCTCTATCTGATTTTATTAACACTTCTGATCCATCTTTACCATAACGAGCTGTTAAAGTATTAGTATGCACTGCATCCTTGCTTATTAAGTTAAATCCAAACCCTTTACCAAGACTTTTATTAAATCTTTTGCGTAATTGAAAACTTGTCCATGCTTTATCAGATAAAAAATATTTGCTATCGACTTTATTTTCCAAAATATCGCCTACACATGTTTTAATATTTAAAGGCTCTGGAAAAACAAAAGAAGCTGTATTAGCTAGTGCAATAATAAACAATCTAGGTCTTAACTGTGGTACGCCAAAATCTTTTGACCTTAATACTTTATGATGTACTGTGTAACCCAAATCTTGTAGCGTCTCTACTATAGTTTTAAATGTTTTGCCTTTTTCGTGTGATAACAACCCCTGTACGTTTTCCAAGAACAGTACTTTAGGCTTGTGGTGTTTGGCTATGCGAGCTATCTCAAAAAACATAGTTCCCCTAGTATCTTCAAACCCTGCTCGGTTACCAGCTATAGAAAATGCTTGGCATGGAAACCCTGCACACAATACATCGTGTGGAGGTATATCGCTAGCATCTATTTTAGTAATATCTCCTGATGGAACTTCGCCAAAATTATCTTTATAGGTCTGCTGAGCATATTTATCCCACTCACTAGAAAACACACATGTACCCCCTACGCTTTCCATGGCTAGCCTAAAGCCACCAATACCAGCAAACAAATCTATAAATTTCATACTCCCCTTAACAATTAGATTTATCAAGATAACGAACTAATAACGTACAAACAATGCCAAGTACTGCCGTTGTTGCACTACCAGCGTAGGCTTTTGTTTTAGGTACAGCCTCTTGAAGCTGCTCTTCTTTCTGTGAGTTTTGCCTTTGCAGCTGCTCTAATGCAGTAGTCATCGCATTTAGAACAAGCGTGGACATACCAGGCTCTACAACATCAGAGCTTATCTGTTGCTCTATTTGCTCTACTGCTGGGTCATGTGCTGGACTACTTTGCTTAAACGCCGCAATAGCTTTAGATACAATTTGTTTTTTGGCTATAGGTGGTAATGGTGAACAGCTTTTTTGAAACAGATCAGGTGCAGGCAGGTTTTTGTAAAACTCTGGGTGTTGTTGTGCGTATGCTATTTGTTTTTGCATCAAGTCATTAATGTCAATTCTAGCTTCTCCAGCATGCAATATTTGTATAACTGTAGCAGCTTTTAATACACGCATTAGAAACATATAAACCCCTAGCACTTAAAAAAACTGTCTCTAATTTACTATATCTAACATATTATTACAGTGTTTTTACAATGCTAGGGATGCTTGGCACCCTAGCGGGGAATCGAACCCACGATTGCTGCCGTGAAAGGGCAATGTCCTTACCAATTAGACGACTAGGGCGTAATTTATTTACGTTTCTTTTTAGATACGCTTATGGCTATGGCAATCGCTTGTTTAGGCTTCTTGACAACTGGGCCACCTTTTCCAGAGTGTAACTCACCTTTTTTAAACTCGTCCATAACCTTAGCAATCTTCATCTTACTCTTAGACTTGCCGCTTGCTTTCTTCTTGGACATTTTCTTCATCATTTTTGAGTCTTCGGCTTTTTTCATAGACAATTTTTTAATCATCTTTGAATCTTCTTTGGCCTCACGCTCAAACATAGCTTTGTCATCTTTAAGATGCTTTATCATGTTTTTCATAGCTCACCTGTAATTTCATCGTTAGGCAAAATTAGTTTTTCTGCAAACCTACTAGCATTAAAGGTTTGATGGATAGCTTTTTCTGGTAGATTACTTATAGACATTTGATCTTCAAAGATCATTCTGCTATCTACCTTCTCTTGCTTACGTGGGTTTAGTTGATACGCCGACCCTATAGCCTGATAAAAGGCATCTTGCATATGTGATTTTTTTTTCATAATCATGTTCCTAAAAACAGGGAGCTGGTTGGCCCCCTGCAATATTATTTAGCTCTAGCAGTATCTTGATAATCAATCAATTTATCACGCTTCTTTTGCTTGCGTGTTTGCTTGCTCGTCAAGTTACTTGGTTTACCTAAAATGTTATAAGCAATTTTAGTCGCCTTACTGTTTTGTCTTGGTGCTTGAGCCATAATAAAACCTAGTATTTTTCTGGGTAAGGCATGCCTGACTTACGTTTACCACCCATAACATCATCACGTACTTGTACATCAATACCCTTGATGTCATCATTCAAGTTGTATGAATCGTAAGCACAAGCTGGATATGCTTTCATGATTACGTTTTGTGGAAGGTTGGCGATAGCTGATTTGTCTTCAGAGATCATACCTGCATCTCTTGACTCCATCTCACGGCGTGATGTTTTGCCGCTGTAAAGATCTCTTGACTCCATGGACTTCATGCCATTGCCGTTACCGTTATGATATCTTTTTGCCATTATTGGACTCCTAAGAAATTGCTCTCTTGAGCAAGGTTTGCGCCTCTATCTTCAGAGGTTTTAATCATATTACTTGACTCTGTATCTTTTAAAAGCTTCTGCAAACTTAAAAGTCTTTCGAGTTGCATCAAGTCTATATTGTCTAGCTCTTTTAATGCTTTAACAAAGTTGAGTAAACCTTGTTGCTCGTCCTTTGAAGCCTCAGCCACACGCTCTTGAGCCTGTGCAAAGTTTTCTTGGATACGTGACTGTCTCTCAGCTCCAAGCTGTAAGTTAGCTTGTGCTTGTGAATCTGCCAACCTGACTTGAGCCGCTTGGAACTCTGCCGCTGATTGTGTTTGAGCTTGCTGCGCTTGGCTTGTCGCCTCTTGTTGTCTAACAGTGTTCTCAATAATCTTGTTTTTGTTCTGCACTGTAGCAGCTTCTAGTAAGTCAATATCACTAATAGGCACACCAGCTTGTCTTAACTGTAGCATTTGTGCAAACTGCATTTGTTTTTGGGTAGAGGTGTTCAAACCTTCTTCAACAGCAACATCGTAAGTACCAAAGTTCTTGTTATAAAACTCACGGGTCGGGTCTTCCTCAATAATACGTTTGATTTTGCCAGGCGTGTAGTTGAGCTGTATGAGGTCAATCATCTGTTTACCAAGCAGTTTTTGGCTCATGTCCAGCTGGTCAAATAACGTTTGCAATGTGGTAAGCCCTGCACCTTGCCTTAGCATGCTTAAAATACCTGCCTTATCGTCGTTTGCGGAGCCAAGCAGCTCTTCATTCACGCCGCTAATCTCTTGGATCTCACGGGCTAATATTTCGCTTAATTGAATCATGCTTGGTGGTATCTGTGGCGCTTCAATTTTTTGTACGTCTGACATTTGAGCATCACGCTTTAACGCTAAGCCTCGGCCTTGTCCAGTTAAAAAAACGTCAGCAGGGTTTACAAGGGCGCTTTCTTTGTATATAAAGCCGCTGTTTATTTGAGATTCTAAGATGTCCAGCTCGGCTACTTTGCGCCTATTATATAAAAATTGTGCATCCCTGAGACCACGGACTACGCCTTGGATTCTGTTAACATAGTCTGGCTGTTGTGGGTGGTAGTAACCTAAAACGGGTACAAATGGGTAATAGTCGCTACCAGTAGGGTTGTAGTCGTTGTAAAACACTTTACCCTGCACGACAATAGCTAACTTTACGCTTGGCACTTCTTGCTCAATAACGGTAACACTTGGATAGGTTTGCAAGAATAGTTTTAATGCATCTTCATCGTTAGACTTCCATTCAAAGGTTTCGCCTGTTTGCGTATCAACTAGCATCTTTTGATGTCTGAAGTCTCTGTAGTAAAACTGATCATAGGTCAACAAGTTCTTCATAGTGTAGTTATATGACTCAGGCATAAACTGAAACTTAGCATCTCTTGAGCCGCCATATGGGTTACCTATCATACCAGCTATTTCGTTAGCATGGTCAGGCAATAACGACAACACTTCTTTTTTGGTTAGATAGGTACGCTTCCAAATACCATTACAGTCGCTTAAATCGTGCTTTCTGAAAAACGGGTCTATTAAGAACTCATTGTAAGAGCAGTTGTTTACCTTAATCTGTCCTGCGATTGGGTCTTTGCGGTAATCAACGTATAGATGTAACAGATTCATGCCTGTAACTAATGCACCTTCAAACGCCTCTGAGATAGTCTCGAGTATGTTCTCTTGGCGACAATTCCACATTAAGACTTTGGTTAGTTGGTCTGCCGTCTGGTTGTCTGAACTCTCGACTGGCACGGCTATAATAGACTTTCTAGAGCGTCTTTGATGGCCAGAAATCATGTTAACTACACGCCTTATACGGTTAAAATTAAACGTTCTTCGGCGGTTAGCTGGTAGATTTCCGTATAATCCTAGGTCTCCATAAACAGATTGGTCGCCACTAAAGAAGCGGGTATCAATAGAACCCTCGCCCCAAAAGTTTTGATTAATTGTAATACTTTCGGCATAGAAAGCCTCCATGCGTTTGAGAATATCTTTATCATCTTCTTGATAATACTCAGGCGCTAATTGCGGAAAAAGCATTGGCATAACTCCTTTAAATTTGTTACTAATTTATAGTACTGTAGCAAATTTACTAGAAAGGTGTGCTATGACAAATCTATTATTGTTTTTGGTATGGCTTTA